TCATTCATATTTTATAATAGCATTTTCAAAAGTTTTAATTGAAATTGCTTTACAAACAACGCCTATAATTTCAGCACAGCTAATTTGATCTATATTAACAACAATGTCCTTATAAAAAGAATTCATAGAGCTCAATACAATTTCATTTACAAAAGGTTGCTTGAGGAGCTTTTTGCAGTAAATTTCACCATCAAGATTAATAACCACGATATCTCCATTTTTTACAAGCTCGAGTTTATTTTTACTAACATCAACAGCTATAACATCTCCATTATGAATAAAAGGCTCCATACTATCCCCTATAACTTTAATAATATCAAGCCTTGTTAAAGGCGGCAATCCCAATGCCTCGCAAGCAAATTTTTTGCTTATTACTATTTCCGTATATTCCAATTTGCTATTTATTGCACCATATCCAGCAGCGGCAGCAACATCCGTATAGTATCTTAATTGCAAATTGTCATCATTAATTCGCATTTTGCCAAAAAAGATGCTGTCAAGCGATATATTTTGTTCTTTTGATATTTTCAATAATAACTCATAAGGGATGGTATTTCTAGTTCTCCAAGTACTTAATGTATTGGGTTTTATCTCATAAATTCCACAAAATTCCTTGTCGTCGGTAATATTTAAAATAGCATAAACTCTATTCAAAATGTCTGTTGTTTTATACATTATGAACCTTTTTTATTAAAAAATTCACAAAATGCGATAAAATAACTTGACTTAATTCGCATTTTGTCTTATAATTTGAAAAATTATTTACAAATTGTATCTTAAAAAATATCAATTTGAAATAAAAATTACAAATTAAAGGAGATATTTTGTTAAAACAATACTTTGAAGATAACGGTATTAATCTTAAAAAATTTGCCCAAAAACATAATCTTCATTATATGAGCTTATTTCGCGTAGTGAATGGACTTTATTCTGAAAAATATAAAGCAAAAGCTAATACTAAAGCCGTATTTGAAAAACTCTTAGAACTTAAAATTATTGATAAACTTCCTGAGGTTTGTGTGTGATTTATTTCTTAGAAACCAAAGAAGCAGCACAAGCTTTTAGTGTAAGTACAGGAGCTTTGAGGCTTGCAGTAAGTAGAAACTCAAATAAATACGAGTGGCTAAAAGTGGATAATGAAAAAGGCGGCAGGGGTGGTAAAAAACTACTATTTAAAATAAGTAAAGATGGGCTTTTAACTGCCTTTAATAAGCAATTAATCAGTAAAAATACTTTAATTTATGATGAAAAAATGCAAAAAGTTAAATTGAGTGAAATTATTACTACCGATAATTTAAAAACTGCAAATAATAGTTTAAAAACCAGTAATTTAAATTTAACAGAGTCAAAAATGAATGATGATTTGGCTGTTTTAAATTTAAAATTTGAAAATTTAAGCGATGAGATTAAAAACAATGCTAGAGAAAAGCTTAAGGCTTTAAAGCAAGTAGAAAAATATATTGAAGGTGGTTTAAAACAAAAAAGAGCTTTAGAGATATGTGGTATTTCTAAAATAGAAATTTTTAGAATTCGCAAAGCATATAAAGAAAATGGCATTCTAGGTCTTATCGACACTCGCGGACTTCACCGCAAAGATAAAACTAAACTTAGCACTTGGATGCAAGAATACGCTTTAAGAGAATATCGCACCTTTGCAGCAGGTGGATTTAATTTCACTGAACTTTGGTGGCAAATCCATAAAGAAGCAGCCACTAAAGAAAATTATGATTTTATAGGTTTTGATTTAGGAGAGGTAAAACCGCTTTTTAGTGTAAAAACCTTGCAAAACTTTATTAAAAACTACTACAAAGATAAACCATTAGAACATTGCATTATTACTCAAGGTTTAGATAAAGCAAAAAGTAAGTTTCTACCTGCACAAGGTAATCAAAGAGAGCTTTATGACATGAAAAACATGTGTTGGCAAATCGATAGCTCTCCAGCTGATATTATAGTAAGAGATGATGAAACCTTAGAGCCTTTCCGCCCTCATATCTTAAGTGTCGTTGATGTCTTTAGTGGTATGGGTGTGGCTACTTTAGTAAGTAAATCAAATTCTTTAAGTTTGACGCGTCTTTTATGGAAAGCTATAGATCAATTTGGTAAGCCTGATATGATTAAAGGGGATAATGGAAAAGATTATCTTTCTAAAGATTTTCAAAGCTTGCTTGATGGGCTTAATATTACCTATGATGCAGCTATTGCTTATGCAGGAGAACAAAAAGCTTTAGTTGAAAGACGCTTTGGGACACTTCAACATGCAGGAATTTCTAAAATGCATGGACATATTGGAAATAGCTTAGCTAAAAGAGAAATGATAGAGCAAAAAACTCCTAAGAAAGAAAGAAAAGCTAAAGATGAATACGGCTTTGCTAAAAAAACTAATCAAAAATTACTTCTTACCTTTAGCGAAGCTTGTGAGTTTTTAGAAGCTGAAGTGATCAAGTGGAACATGAGTAAAGTTCGCCGCAAAAAAGGCGTTAAAACTCCACTTGAGCTTTGGAACTCGTGCGATAGAGCTATTGTAAAAATATCTTATGAAGAATTTTTGTTTAATGCTGGAAATAAAGAACTTAGGGTCGTGGGCAAAAAAGGCATTAACTTTGAAAGTAGAGTTTATAAAAGTGCTTTAATGCCAAGTGTTGGCACAAAAGTTAAATGTGTGCAAAATATCGATAATATTAAAGAACTTTTCATTTATGATTTAAGCGGAAACTTCCTTTGTCTAGCTCTTGATGAAAGTATAGCTAAGCTTAGCAAAGAAAGCTATAAAATGCTTAAAAAAGGTTATGAAAGTGAAGTTAAAGCGATTAAAGAAGTGCTTAAAAAAGATGAGATTGCCGCCTTTACTAAACTTAATATTAAACAAGACTTACAAGATTTACAAAGTGCTTTTGAAAACTCACTCGTAGAAGCTAAAGAGGTGCATCAAAAATCCCTTGCAAAAGAAGCCTTAAAAACTCAAAGAGAATTAGAAGAGATTAAAAACAATGCTAATGCGGATGAGCTTATTTTAAATGCTAAAAAAGAAATAAATAACGATGAAAGCGAGTTTGACATGGAAGCTTTTGTCGAAAAGAAATATTTTGCTGGTTAAAAATTGTTTAAAGCTTGATTAATTCAAATTTTAAAGAGTTTTTACTCATAAAAAAACAAAAGGATAAAAAATGCAATTAGTAGAACTTACTAAAAAGTTTTTAAGCACCCAAAACATCTCTCAAAACAATCTCTCCGATCGTTTAGGGATTAATAAAAGCTATATGGTGGGCTATATGAAAGAAGGAAGTAGCTATAAATACGCTTCAAAAGTAGAGCCTTTACTTGAAAAATACATTAAAAGCTTTGTGGAAGAAAAAAGCGTGAAAGAGCTTCAAACACCTTTTATTGCCACTAAAGATGCAAAGGCGATTAATGTAACCATTGAAAGTGCCATGAGCAATCGCGAAATGGGAGTAATCATTGGCGAAGCGGGGACTGGAAAAAGCAGAGCCATTAAAGAATATGCCACTAAAAATGGAACAAGAGTGGTGCTTTTTGAAGCTACAACAGAAACTAGTAAAAGAATGCTTTTGGTGGGGCTTGAAAATAAACTCAATGTGTGTTTTAAAGGTTCTTTGGATGATAAGATTAGAGGCATTGCTAGCGAGTTAGCAAGAACTTCAAAGGTTTTAATTATAGATGAGAGTGAGCATTTGCCGTTTCGTGCTTTGGAGTGCTTAAGACGCATATATGATTTTTCAAATACTGCTTTAATCTTAGTAGGTACTAGAAAACTTAAAAACAATCTTACAGGCATTGGCAGAAATGATTACAACGAGTACGGACAACTAAGCTCTAGAATTGGTGCAAAATGGGAATTAAAAGGACTTTGCTACCAAAACAAAGAAGGTTTAAAAGATGAAGACTTAAAAACACTTTGTAATTATTTTGATGTGGAGGAGAAAAAGGCTATTGTATTTAGTTTTTAACCTCGCTCGTGGCAACTTTAGAAAAAGTGAGAAGCTTTTAAAAAGAGCTTGTGAATTTGCAGATGGAAAAGCGGTTGAGCTTAAACACATAGAAGCTGCCGCATCATTTTTAATGCTGGGCTAAAAATGAGTTTTGAAGAGATAGCTAAAGAACTTAATCTTAGCGCGACACGCATTCATCAAATCTATACTGAAGCTCTTAGAAAGTTAAAGAGTCCTAAAAATAAAGACAAGTGGATGGCTATCTTTGAAACGATTGACTTAATCAAAAAAGAAAAAGCAAAGAAAGAAAACTTAATACAAGGAGAGAAAAAATGATACCAATGATTAAAGGTGAGAAAGCTGATTATAGTGCTTCGCTTTTTGAGATAAAGGGTGTAAGCATTATTTATAAAGAAAGTGGAGTGTTTGTAGATGTTTTAAAAGGAATTTATCCTGATTATATTGCAAAAAAAATCATTCGTTTTCATTTGGGTAAAAAGCTTAACAAAAGTGCTTAAATTAAAGCACTTTGATTAAGTTTTTTAAAACTTAAATTTATTTAGAAAGGAAAAAATGCAGTTAAGTTATTATTGTTTTAAAGATAGAAAAAAAAGAAAAATGCCTTTAGATACACCATTAAATACTAAAAATTTTAAACTTAAAGATAAGCTTGGTTTAAACATAAAAGAACAAATAGAAATTTGTAATAAATATGGGATTACCCACAAGCTTTATGTGAAAAGAAAAGAAAAAGGTTGGAGCTTAAAAGAAATTTTAGAAACTCCAAAAGGAGACAAGCGTTTTAAATATATTATTATCGATGATATCAGAAGAAACAAACAAGCAGTTAGCCTAAACAGTCATAGTAAATTTGGTAGAAATGTTTTACATTTAGGAAATATGAGCAAAAAAGCTAACTTGCATTTTAAATATTCAAAACTTGATCATCTAGCCTTGCAAAATAATTTATATCAAGATAAAAATGGAGTAATTAAGGCGTATTAGAAAATTTAACAAATCTACTAAGGTGGATTTGATTAAGTTTTTTAAAACTTAAATTTATTAGAAAGGATTAACAATGGCATTAGTTTATGTAGCCTCTCCTTACAAAGCTTTAGCTGTAAGAGAAAGTCAAAGAAAAGCACAAGCTATTAGCATAGCTCAGCAAGAATGCTTAAAAATTATGCGTGAATGTGAAGGTTTTGTGCCTGTTTCACCCATACTACAATTTAGTTATTTGGATGAAAACAAGCACAGAGACAAAGCTTTACAAATGGGATTAGAGCTTTTAAAAGCGTGTGATTATATTTATCTTAGCAAACACAAAGATGCAAAATATTCACAAGGTATGCAAGAAGAATTAGTACTTGCTAAAAAGCTTGGCATTAAAGAGCTAGTTTTGGAGTTGCCTCTTTGACTTCGCAATGTGGCAAAGCCACCTTTTGCGATAAAGAGCTACACTCCCTTAACCCACCTGAAGGCTCCGCGACACTGCGTGAAAAAAAAGGTTTAAGGATAATTAAGAAAAGAACTAAACACGCAGTGCTTTTAAGATATGGCGTAATTCTTTGGGATTATCAAATTAATAAATTTAATTTAAAAGGAGAATAGATGCAAATAAATAATTTAGAAGATGTTAACTTAGCACTTAAAAAAGTGGCAGAACTTAGCGTAAAAATAGAAAAGATTAATGGCGAGGTGACTTTAGCTTGTAATGAGATTAAAGAAGCTCGTGCAGGAGAGATTAAGGTTTTAAGTGATGAACTTAAATATATAGAGCAGTGCATTACAACCTTTTGTGAAAATAATAAACACGAGTTTGCAGAAAAAAGAAGCAAAGAATTTACCTTTGGCAAGATTGGCTATCGCTTAAGTAAAAGTGTATCTTTACCACGTGTGAAAGAAAAACTAGAAAACTTAATCAAAGCTTTAAAAAGCTATGGACTTAATGATTGCATTACTTATAAAGAAGAACTTAATAAAGATGCTATTGCAGAGCTTGAAGATAGCACCTTAGTAAAGCTAGGACTTAAAAGAGTTGTAAAAGATAATTTTAGAATAGAGCCAAAGATTGAAAGCTTGGAGATTGAAAAATGAGAGAGCTTTCCTTAGCGACTTTTAAACTTTTAAATAGTGTTTTTAAAACAAAAACAGCTCATTTTAATGGCTTTTTAGAACTTGATTTTAAAAATAAGCCTAAGCTAAAAAAGCAAAGCTTTAAAAGAAAAAAGAAAATGACTTCAAAGCAAAAAATTAGACTTAAAAGAATTTAACAAGTCCGCTAAGGCGGATTTGATTAAGTTTTTAAAACTTAATTTAAAACAAAAGGATAAAAAATGTATGTCAATGTAAGCATAGATGCGAGTGATTTAGAAGATATAGATGCTCATGATTTGGCTGAACTTTTTGAAGATTTAAGCACAAAAGAGCAAAAGGAATTCTTTGGAATTATCCATAAGGATATCAAGCCATTAGAAAGAATAAGAGCTATTCTTTCTAATTTGTCTAATGATGAAGCACTTAAACTTTTAAAAGAACTTAATAATGAGTTTAAAAGCGATGAGGAATGGCAAAAAACTATAAAAAGTATAAATGGAGGTAACAAATGAAACTACAAGATTTTGATTTTAGAGTTTGGGATAAGCATCACAAGGGTTGTGGTAATAAGGATTGCAAATGCCAAACAAAATATGTTTATGGTGAAGAAGCCAAAACAAGGTTATCTGAGTTTAAAGAGGATTGTGAAATAGAGCTTTTTACAGGGCTTTATGACAAGAAAGGTAAAAAAGTATACGAGAATGATATTGTTAAAGTTAAAAGTCTATACGATTACTTTTTAGCAAAAATCAGCATTCACAAAGAAGGGACTTTTTATTTTGAAGGAAAAAATGGAGATTACATAGGCTCTTTAATTTATTTAGTTGAAGATGAAGGATATACTATTGAAACTATCGGCAATATCCACGAGAATCCTGAACTTTTGAAATGTTAAAAAATATTAAAAATTTTAACATAAAAATGAAATATGTTAAAAAAGCCAAAAAATTTAACAAAGTCCATTGATTTAATGGGCTTGATTAAGTTTTAGTAAGGAAAGAAAAGATGAGTAAAAGAAATGGTGCTTTAAGGGCTTTTAAAACACTTTTAAAAGATGTTTTAAATGATGAAAATGGCTTTTATAAACACAAAAATGGCAAAGTAAATATAGCCAAGCTCTCTCGTGTAAGTGGGCTTAGTAGAAGCTTTTTAAAAAAAGAACTCTATATAAGAGGTTTGCTATGAGTCCTAAACAAGCAATGCTAAGAAAACAACTTCTAGCTAAAATACACATGCACAAAGAGTATTTATATTATAAAGAAAATAATGCTTGGCAAGATTTTTTAGCTTTAAGATTTGAGGTTTTAAGCTCAAAAGATTTAAGCATAGATGAGCTTAAAATCTTGCTTGATATTTTTGATGGTAAAATTAAAGATGATATAAACTTCGTACCTGATTTTAAGGGCAGATTAATGCTTAAAAAAGCTAGTTCTAATAAACAATTTTTTTATTTAAAAGCTTTATTAAAACAAACAAAAATGCCTATTTTTAGTTTTTACAAACTTTGTAAAAAAACTTTAAAAAAAGATATATACTCACTTCAAACTCTTAGCAAAAAAGACTGCACTATAATGCTTGTGGTTTTAGAAAAGATTGCTAAAACTAAATAAAATAATTAAAAATAGATATAATCCTTTAAAAGCTTTTTTAAAGGATTTATTTTGATCTGTCCTAGATGTGCGAATGATAAAACTAAAGTTTTAAAAACTATAAAATCAGACACCAATGAAAGATTTAGAAGATGTATTAAGTGCGGATACACTTTTATGTCTATTGAACTTATAAAAGTAGATAATTGGGCAAAATACTATATAAAAGAAACTCAAAAAGGACTTTTTGATGAAACGCTTTGAATTAAAGGGTCTTGAAAATCTTTTAAAGAAATGTGAAAATTTAGAAAACGAACAAAAGCAGATTATCTTAAAAGAAATAATTGCTGAAACACTTTATAAAGAAAGCAAAGAAAATCTAGAAAAAGAACAAGACTCTAATGCTAAAAAATGGGCACCTTTAAAGCAAAGTACATTAAATTCAAGAAAAGCACAAAAGATCATGCATACTAAAAAGCTTTTTGCAACAGGCTCAATGCAAAGTTCTTTACATAGTGGAGTAGAAAATGATAGAGCTTTTGTAGCACTTAATGCCACCTATAAAGGCTTTGCGTATGCAAGTGTGCATCAATTTGGCTCTAAAAATGTAATAGCAAGACCTTTTTTACCCATCGATGAAAATTTAAATATAAACAAAAGAGTAGCCAGAGCAATGGAAGAAGAAACTAAGGATATGCTTTGGACTTTGTTTAAGCAGACTTTAAAATAAGATTTTTTATAATGTCTAAAAGTCAATCATTATGCCCTTTGGTCGCTTTAAGCGATGTTTGGATAGACTAGATTTTATCTAAACCAAAACCCAGATGCGACGCGGGAACATCATGCTCAGGGCTTAGTCGCTGATTGATTATTGTTTTTTATAAATTGTTTTCCCCTGATTTAAAATCTCTTTAAAATAGCTATTATCTTCACTTAAAAACATGGTTTTATTATTGATTTGATTGCCTTTTTGATTTAGCACCATCACAAGAGCTTTTACTCCATTATCATAAAAATACTTAATATAAGTTTTTTTAGTAAAGCCTTTAAATCTAGGGTCAGCATCCATACTTAATCTAATCTCATCAGGGTCATTAATAAGCTTTGGAAAGTAGTCTAAGTAAAAATGCCTATTTTGTTTTTTGATTTTAGTAGTCTGCTTCTTTTTATCATAAAAAAAATCATCATCTAAGCTTATTACATCTCCTATTTTATCAACAAGCAAATCTCCTTTTTTTACATTAAAAGCTTCATAAACCTTATCTATTAATTCTTTATCACTTAAATTTTCATAATTTTGTATTTTTGGTAAATTTTCTAAGCTCTCATCTAAGCTTATTCTAGTTTCTTTTGGGATTTGTGAATTTTCTCTTTTATCATAAGCAAAATTTTTAGAAGCAATGCTTTTTGGATTTTCTAAAATTTTATATTTAGCCCTTGCTTCTTTTTCGCTTACTGCTATGACTTTACATTTGCAATTATAATCATTAGGCGGAAAGGATGTTTTCCAAAATGGATCATCTCTGTGTATAGCACAATTGTGCATTTTTTTATGCTCACTTCTTGAATCTTCTAAAAGTGCACATTTATATACCCAGTAAGTTTTGTAAGAATAAGTGCTAAGCTGTTTTGCTCTTGCTTTTGCGTAAGCACTTTGCATATTGGTATGATAAATTGTTTTTAAGCGATTTGCATTGATGTTTATAGTGCGTTTTTCTCCTGTTTTTGGGTTTGTTATTTCTTTTTTACCATACCAACCTTTACTTGTTAAAAGCTCTTTTAAATTGTTTTTAAACTCATTAAAATTTCTTCCTTCTTTCATAGCTTTTTTTAATTCTTCGTGCAAATCATTTAATACATCTGTTTTCATAATGCCTGCTGCACTAAAAGCACGATCGTGTGCTTGTTTTTTAATTTCGTGATATTTAAAGCTTATTTTTAAGCCTTTATTTTCTAAATAGCTATAAGCTTCATCTACGCTTTTGTTAAAAATATTACTCATTTCCAGTATCCAAAAGAGCTTGCATGGAAGCAAGAGCGATTTTTTTATCCAGACTTTCTTTTAATTTTTCAAAACTGATATTTGGGTATTCTTTAAAAATTCTTTCTTCTAATTCTTCATAGCTTTGACATTCTTCCCAAAAGGCTTTGATTTTTTCATAAATTTCATCACTTATCTCATCTTCTGCACTTGAGTTTAATTCTATTTTATCCTTGCTAAGACGATTATTTTTTTCTAACATTAAAGAGTTAAATGCGTAATTTTCAGTGCTTACTTCTTTTTTCTTTAAACCTTCAATTCTAAAAGTTTTTGCTAAAAACTCAGCAGGTATCTCATAACCCATACTAGAAATAGTGCTATAAACTCCTGCTAAGTATTGCTCATCGACTTCTTTGTTTGTATCAAAAACAAACTCAAACTCAGCTGGCTTTGCAAAATTAAGTTTTAAAATCTGCTCTAATAATTTTTGTATGCTTTTGCTTAAAAAAAGTGTATCCATTTCACCCACATTAAGACGCACTTCTTCGTGTACATTACCTAAGGCTTGAGTACCATTTTGCACTGCATTTCCTGCTAAAACTTGTCCGCTGATTAATTTTGAAATAGCTTCATCACAATACCTTAAAAAATCTGTAAAAGTAGAAGTAGAAAGCCCTGAGTTTAAAAGCTCGACCATGTCATCTTTGTTAAAAATTCCCACACTTGCACTTCTTAAATTGCTAAGTTGCATTAAAAGTTCTTCTATTTCTTTATCGCTGTTTGCATTGGTTGTTTTTGCAATGATAGGTGGCACACTTAAATTATCAAGATAAGAAATGTTTTTACTCATAGCAAGTTGCTTTAAAACTGCAATGCTTACAACATTATAAAAAAGGGATTGTTCTATGAATGAACCTGAATCGCTTGGATGTAAGTGTAAAAATATATCATCACACTCATCCACAAAAAGTTTTTTACTTTCGTTATAAATAAATAGCCTTTCTTTATCATCCATCGAAAAAAATCTCGGACTTATGTATTTTAGTTTTGGAAAAACATTTAAATCTTTTACCTTCCATTCAAGTAAAAAAGCAGCAAAACCATAAACTACTGCAGCACTCATTTCAAAGACGAATTTCCTAAAATCACTTTTTGATATATAATTTTGTAAAAATATTCTTTGAGTCTCATCTTTACAAGTAATAAACATAGGAAAAGAACACATTTTAAAACGCCTTTTCATTACTTCAGAGGCAATTTGTGGATCAAAGCGTTTAAAATAATCATAAATACTTATAAGTTCACTAAAATTCTCACTATTTAAAGCAGCGATTATGCTATCAAAATCAACACTACTTGCTACGCTTTTTCTTGCTGTTTTATTTAATATTCTCATAAAAATCCTTTTTTAATCTTTCTTTTGCTAAGTATTCTATTGATTGCTTTATAATCTGCATTTGCTGCACTACAAGCGATTCTAAAAGCCATCTCACTTGCATCAAGCAAGTCATCATGTGCTGCTTTTGGATAGGTTAGCATTTCTTCGATAAGTAAATTTGAGTTATTGTCTATTAAAATCGTGCCGTCGTTAATGTAAGGTGCTAAGCTATCGATGCGAAGTTCTTTTGCGACTTTATTTTTAAGCTCACAAATACTTAGAATAATTCCCAGTTTTAAAGCCTCTTCTTTGAGCTTATCTTTGAAAAACTCTTGAAAGGCTATTGTTTCAATGGCTATTTTTACTATTTTTCCTAAGCTTAAGTATTTGATATAAAGCTTTAATATCACATCTATCATCTTGCTAGGAGATATTTTATAGCCACTTGCTTTTAAATGAAATTTATTTTTATCTACTTTTTTAAGCTCAGCAATGGCAAAATAATCGCCTTTTGCCTTACCAAGTGCAGGGTCAATCCCTAAAACCACAAGGTCAAAATCTTGTTCTTTTTCTATGATTTTATACTCGCTAAAAATAGCATTTTCAGTACTTAATGCTTTGTTTTGATATTCGCTAAAAAAACTTTGAGTATCAGCAAAATATTCTTTTAAAATTTCTATTTTGTTTAAATTTTCATCATCTAATTTAAAACCCTTTAAATCGCTTTTTAAAATATTGTTTTTATCGATTAAATCAAGTTTGTCAGGAAAGCTTAGCACGAGCGGAAAATCATAAATTAAAAAGCGTTTATCATCATTTAAACGATTTAAAAGACTATCTTGATGTAAAATAGTTCCAACGACTAAGTATAAATAATTTTCTTGTGTTCTTGCGACTAACTTTAAAATGGCTTTATTAAACCATTTATAAAGTTTATCCCTTTGCGTTTTACTTTCTACATTTTCATCATTTTCTATATCATCACAGATAATTAAATCAGGTCTTTTGCCAAGATAATTCGTTCCTCTTATCTTTTTACCACTACCAAAAGCTTTAATTTTTTTATGTATTTTAAAACTTGTAAAAACTATGGCTTCACTAGTCCATTCATCGCCTAGTTTTATTTCAAAATCATTAATTAATTTAGCATTTTCTTCAAGCTCTGTTTTTAAACTTGCTATACTTTCACTTGCAATGTCTAAAGTAGAAGATATAATTAAAGCATATTGCTTTTTATTACTTAAAAGCGAGTAAAGAGTAAAAAGTCTTACTAAAAGCGTTGTTTTAGCACTTCCACGATAAGCTTTAAAACAAAGATGATTATTTTTCTTTTCTAATTCATCAATATTATCATAGATAAAATTTCTAAAATTAGAGCTTTCTTTTTTGATAAAATTGATATGATGAGGAAAATATTCAAAAACAAAAGCCTTAAAGCCTTGTTTTAAAATCCTATCTCTTCTTAAATTTTTATCTTCTTTATGATTAAATTTTAAAGCCTTTAGCCTTGATTTAATTTCATTTATTTCTAACTTATCCATTTTTGCTTTCTTTTTATTTTCAAATATAGTTTTAAAAAGCTTTAAATTGCGTTTAAAACCTTTTAAAATACAAGGGTCAATATAAAGCCTTACAATTTATCTAATTTTTTATTTATAAGCTTTTCTACAAGTTGCTCAATTTTAAGCAATGCATCTGTCCCCATATAAGCTGCAAAACCACCCACTGCAACGCTAAGCTTTATGCCAAAATTAAGATAATTTACAATTTCAAAAACTAGATATGCTACAAACATAGAACCTAGCATACCTTTTAAAAAGAGTGTAAATTTACCTTTTAAATTAAGAGCTTTGCTTAATTTATTTTTTGTTACAATTCCTACAAGTCCAGCTATAAAGCTTACTATCATTAAAACCATATATACAAATATATCTTCTAATTTCATTGCTAGTTCCTTGTAAAAATTTCAAATAAATATAATAAAGCTAATGCAAAAGTTGAAAACAAAAGAGCTATAAGAAGATCTTTTGCAATGCTTTTTTGATTTATCATTTTATTATTTTCTTTCATCTTTCTCTCCTGTGCAAAGCTTGGCTATATTTTCAACTTCTAAGTAATATTTAGAGATTTCTTTAGCACTTTCTAAGTCTTTTTTGTCTAAAGGCTTTAAAGGAAGTTTTAAAGGGCATTTAATAGGAACTTTAACTTCTTTGATTTCAGTTTTAATCAAAATATCTTTAGAAGCACAAGCGCTTAAAAAAACAAAAGGTATAATTAATAGGAAAATTCTCATTTTATCATTCACTTTTTTGCTCCTAAAATATTAAATAATTCTTTATAAGCTTTAAGTTCACTCTCACAGCTTTTATCTTTAATAAAAACCTTATCCACTTTTAAAACTTCTTTTAAAGTCTCTTTGGGCTTTAAATCAAGTTTTAATTTATCAATAGCTTTATTTTGCTGGGCTAATTTATCTTTAAAAACATTGATTTCATTGTTAAAATGCAAAGCTTTAAGTTTTAGATTTTCATTTTCTAAAGCTAAAGCATTGTTTTTTGAATATAAAAAACCACAAAGAGCAATTAGAACAAAAAAAGCTATTTTTGAAGGACTTAAAAACCTTGATAAAATAAAACTAAACACAATCTTTTCCTTATGGATAAGTCCATCTTGCTTTTTTGCCTCTAGTGTCTAAATGTACAAACCCAGCATAAGGATCATTAAAATTATGTTTTATAGCAATCCCTAAACCTCTTTCGCCATAGGTGATTAAAACATATTGATGAACTTCTTCTGTTTTAACTCCTTTAACCACAAAGTCTGCTGCACTTCCTATAGCGTGTTGGCTTTTAGGGGCTCCACCAACCTCTGCATTATGCTCTTTGCAGCGATATCCACTATTTATAATAATAGGAGCATTGTAATGTTCTCTGATTTCACAAAGAATGTCTATAAGCTCATCACTTGGTACATTTTGAGGCAATTCGCATTTACCACATTTACATTTAAATTCGCTTTCTTTAAAATAAGGGTTATTTTTCATTTTCTTCTTCTCCTTCTGGTTTTGAAAAAATTTCTATATTAAATTTAAGCCTATAAGCAAATAAAGAACTGCTTATAAAACCACTTTCGATACTGCTTAAAAGCTTTTTGCTTGTATCAAATTCAAAAAGTTTTAGTCTTAATTCATCTATTTTTTTAATCAAAGAATCTTTATCTTTATTAAAAGTATGAGAACTAAAAATCAATGAAAAATTCACACTATCTTTATGATGATTAATACTTGTTAGGCTTTCAAGCATTAGATAAAGTCCGCCTTGTTTGACATCTTCGTAATTTGCTATGCCTATCGCATTAAAATGCTTTAATAAATCTTTGCTAACACTATCTAAAGTCAAAACCTGTCCTTTCTTTGCATAATTTTAAGTCTTAAAGAGCTTAAATTTCCTTCTTTATCAATCAAAGGTGCATTTTCAATTCGTTTTAAAGCATTATCTAGAAGGATTTTATCTTCATCATCTAAGACGATTTTAAGATAAATTTTTATGCGAATGTATGCAAAATCCTCCCAAATAAAATCAGCAATATCTTTATTTTTGCAAATATCATCTGCATCTTTTGCTGCTTTAGCTACTACTTCTCTTGTAATTTCATCGATATTTGCTAAGTTTTGTTGTGCTCTTTTCATCAGTGCTAACTCTTTTAAAGTAAGAGCTAGCATTTTAGGAGGAGAAAGCAAGGCTATCATTTATCTTGTTTTCCTTTTTTTGTTTCTTTGTTTTTTAAAGACTCATTTATTATAGTTTCTTCATTTTCTTCTAAAGTCTTTTGCTTTTCCTTTAAAAACAAAGCTTTTTCTTTTTCAAACTCTTGCTTTTCCTTTAAAAACAAAGCTTTTTCTTTTTCAAACTCTTGCTTTTCCTTTAAAAACAAAGCTTTTTCTTTTTCAAACTCTTGCTTTTCCTTTAAAAACAAAGCTTTTTGATCGTCATTTTCTTTTGGATTTAAAATTGCATTTTGATTTCTAAGTTTATTAGCTGAAACTATATTGTCCATTATTCTGCCTTTCCGCTTGATTTATAAGCTAATTGCCACAGTCCATAACCTGCATTGTCTTCGCTATCGATTCCATATTGGAAAGTCTTACGCATAAAAGCAGCTTCATCAGTAGGATTATCTTTAGCAACAAACTCAGCTCCTTTGTTGATTTGCAAAATTAAAGGTTTGATTGGTTTGGTATTGTCAATTAAATACCAAGCGTCTTGATCGCTTAAATTTGGACTTGTAAATACTTCTACAACGCCTTTAAAAACATTGCTTGAACCATTGATTAAATCGCTATTTACAATCTCGAGTGCTTTTGCTTCCAAGCTTAATGGTACAACCAAAAGAGCAGGATTGATATTTAAAGTGCGTCCGCTTTCATTAGTCAGTGCACGCATGTTTTTTCTAGCCTCCATAAGACTTGCAGCACTTAATTTTTTATCTCCAAGATTTGAAAAACTCACACCACCAATATCGTGATCATTTGCAAAAAATGCTTTTCCATCAAAGCAAGTTTGATTTTGCTCTAAAAGTGTAAAAATAAGATCATTATAATGATTTTGTACTTCGTAAGCTAACATTTCAATTTGTGGTCTTATTATTCCTAAATTATCGTAAGCTATTACATCTCGTGGTACTTCAATGGAACTTTCCCAATCTTTTTTAGTGATAGTATAACCTTGACCCTTAAGTTTGCTAAATTGACGATCGCCTATCCATTCACGCATTTTTGGTAAAGATGCTAAAAATTGATATTCTACAACCAAAGAATTTGCATTGGTTACCATTGCAAATTTTTCATAATCTTTATTTCCACCTTCAAGAGCATTATTAAAAATGGTTGAAAATCCCTTATTCACTGCTTGCATGTAAGCAGTGCTTAATTCTGTAAAAGCCATTATTTGCCTCCTTTGATTCCAAGTTGTTTAAAAACTTTTGCCTCATAAGCATTAAGTTCTTTTCTTTTGTTTGTAAAATTAAGTTCTTTTTTACCTAAAACAATATTTGCTTCTTTTTTGCAAACATCAAGATAATCTTCTAAAACCCTGCCTTTCATATTAAGAGCTTTTTGATAGCGATTTGGTAAAATGAGTCCATTTTGCAAAAGAGAATCAAGGCGTTTTTTATTAAGCTCAATCTCTGTTTCTTCATTTTTGTTTAAAGCAGTTTCAAGTTTTGCTTTAAGTTCTGCAATTTGTGCTTTTAACTCTTCATTTTCTTGTCTTAAAGTTTCTAACTCGCTGTCTGGATTTTCACCTTCACCTACACAATCTTCTGTCTCTTGTACGGATTCTTCTACATTTTCAGCTTGTTCTTCTACTTGCTCGGCTAATTTTTGTAATTCTTCTAATTCTTCTTCGTTCATTGTATTCCTTTCTTTTTTTAATTTCGCGGATGAACTAAAGTCATCCTTGCGAGTGGGAGTTTCACTCCCTGCACCCACCTGAAGACCATGCTCGACCTTGCCTTTTTTAGCTTCTGTCCCACTTCGTGGGGTGCTTAACTTTGAATTTTTGGTGCTATTGATTAATGACCTAGCTTTATTTAAAGCCCTGTTTAAAAGATTGGGCTGATTTACAAGTCCCATGGCGTCTAAATGAATAACATTTTTATCATCATCCACATAATATTCAGGGCTTAAATATCTAAAAGCCTTATTTTCAACAAGTTCTTTCCCTTTGGGCGTTAACTCAAGACTTGCATAAATGCCATCTTCTCTTAACTCTAATGAATTTCTATCAAACCAGCCATAAGCTTCTCCTCCTTGATGATTAAGATTTAACGCTATATCAAGTCCATTTTTTTGTATATTATTGATTAATTTTTCCCCATCTATCTTAAATACTCTCCCATCAAGTCCTTTGGCTATTCCAATAGGAGAAATTTTTACTTTTTCATTTGTGAGTTTTGTATTAAGCTCTAATAATAAATCACGCATCAAAAGCCTTTATTTTTTCGCATAATCATAAGATAAAAAATGCTTTTAAACCACCTATTTAAAGTATATATAGACTGATTTTAAAAAAATAAAAAAATATAATTTCAAGCAATAATTCTAAAGGAAAAATATGAGCAAAAAAGAACTTGCTAAAAGTCTTTTCATACAAGGAAAAAGTATCAAAGATATATGTGTTTTAACAGGTCTTAGCAGACAGGGTATATACTGTATGAAAAAAGATGATTTTAGCAAGGGTATTGATTGGGAGAGTTTAAAATTAGCCGCTTTAAGAGATGAAAAAGATTTAGAAAATAAAGAAGCTATGTTTTTAAACGCATTGATTGGTGAGTTTGAGAGGTTTTTAGAAAGCGCTAGTAAAAATGAGCTTGATATTGATACTTTAGAAGCTTTAAATAAATACGCTAAAACTTATTGGACTATTAAAGCTCCACAAAAAGTAGATGTTAAGGCTTTAAATTTACAAACTTGTAAAAAAACTATTGATTCTATTATTGAGTTAGCAAGCACCAATGAAGCAGTTTGTGAATGGCTTAGTGATAATAGTGATTTAATTATTTCAAAGGTTTTAAAATGAACGAACTTGGCATCATTTGCGACATTAAAGACAATAAAGCTAAGGTTGCTATTGGAGATATGGTAACGGATTTTTTAAGTGTTTTTCAAAGTCTAGCTAATTCTTATGCAGTGAGCTTTTCTCCTTTAAGAATAGGAGAGCAAGTATTAGTCATACCTGTGCGTGGGGATTTAAATAGTGGAGTTATTTTGCGTGGGCTTTACCAAGAAAAACATAGAGCAAAAAACACAGATGAAAATACTTTTAATATAGATTTTGAAGATGGAACGCATTTAGAATACAACTCTAAGAGTAGCACTTTAAAACTTGATGTGGTTAAAAATATAAATATCACTTGTGTAGATAAAACCACCCATAACCAAAACAACACCTTAAATACTAAAAATCATACCACAAACGCTAATACCATAACGCTTAATGCTCCAAGTATTAATTTAAATGGTAATACTCAAATTGCAGGAGCAATTTCTACAAGTGGCGAAGGTGGGGCAAGTGGTACTTTTAGCATAAAAGGAAATTTAAACTTAATAGGCAATTTACAAGTTAGCGGAAATATAAGCGATGCTAAAGGTGATTTAACAAATCATACCCATTCTTGTACTTGTGGTGCCACAGCTTCGCCAAGATAGGAAAAACTATGAAAGAATTATTTTTGCTTTTATTTTCATTAGTCTTTTTTATGCTCTTTTGCATGGGGGCATTTTATGCTTTTTTAAACCTAAACTTTTTTATTAAAAGCATTTTTATAGGCTTTTTTATAGCTTTTATGTTTTTAGGATTTTCTCAAATACTAGAAAACATTTTTGAATTTTACAAAGGTTTAAAATGAATTACATGGTAAGCATCGAAGAAAGTATCAAAGACATTTTAATCACTCCTTTAGGCTCAAGAGTAATGAGACCTGAATATGGTTCTTTACTTTATACACTCATAGATAGAAAAATCGATGATGATTTTAAGATAAAGCTTACTAGATATACAGCAGAGGCTATTTCAAAGTGGGAAAAAAGAGTAAAGCTAAAAGGTGTGAGACTTAATGAGTGTAAAGACAATAAATTAAGCATTACCTTGCTTTTTGAAAATTATGGGGATTTAACAATGGAGCTAGGCAAATGAGTGAGCTTTTAAGTGCAAATGATAGCTATTTTAAACAAAGCTTTTTAAAGGATATCCCTTATCCACAAATCATAGAAGAGCTTGATTATGAAAAGCTTTTAAAAGCCTATGAAGAACTTTTTAAAAGCTTTTTAAAAGATAATGTAGAGCTTTTAGAATCTGATCCTTTTAAAGCCATTTTAGAAGCTTTAGCTTATAGAGAAATGATAATTAGAGCAAGAATTAATGAGAGTATAAAAGCAACTTATCTTCATTATGCAAAGGGAAGTGATTTAGATAATGTAGTAGCTAATGGCTATTTGATTGAAAGATTAAAAGGGGTTAAACCCACAGCCAAAGTAGAGTTTGAATTAAATACTTTGCTTACTTATGATGTCATCATCCCAAAAGGTGCAATTTTTTCAAATGAAAAAGCAGACCTTGCCACTTTAAAAGAAGAAGTGGTGATTAAAAAAGGGCAAAGTAAAGCACAAGGTATTTTAGAACTTAATGAATTTATTCAAAGTAAAGAAAGTAAAACCGAGTTTTTACAAACTCCACTGCCTTTTGTAGCTAAGATTAAACAACTAGAATTTTTCAAAGGTGGAGCCAGTGAAGAAAGCGATGAGGCTTTAAGAGAAAGAGCCATAATGAGTGTACATCGCTTTTCAACCGCAGGAAGTGAAAAAGGCTATATCTATCACGCTTTAAGCGCAAGTGCAAAAGTAGCTTCCATAAAAGCTTTAAATAATGGAGCAGGAAAAGTAAGAGTTATCATTAAAAGTGAAGATGAATTAAGCGTTGATGTGGTTAAAGAGTATTTAAGTGCGGATGAGCGAAGACCTTTAACTGATGAAGTAAATGTAGAATTAGCTAAAAAAAGAGAGTTTATCGTAGATGCCAAACTTTTGCTTTTAGAGCTTTCTAGGGCTAATGAAATAAGCCAGAAGATTCATGCTTTGCAAAAGGACTTTGATTTAAGTGTGGATTTAGCACTGGGATTTATTTATAAATGCCTTCATCAGGACGGAGTTTATAAAAGCGAAATTTTAAGCATTAAAGAAAAAATCATAAATGAAGAAGAGCAAGAATTAAAAGACTTGCCCTTAGAAAATATAATAATAGCTGATGATGAGTTTGCAACCCTTAGCTTTTCACTTAGTTATGAAAAGGCGGTGCTATGAATACACTAATACTAAACCACCATCCAAAACAAAGCAAAGCCATTGATTTAAGTGCTAAAACAAGATTTGAAGATTTAAATTTAGCTAGTATCACAAATCTAGCTCTAAATTGCGATGAAAGATTATTGCCAATTTTAGCCAATGCTTATGATGTAAGTATTGATGGTTTAAATGAAAAAGAAGCAAGAAAGCTTATATCTAAAGCCTTACTTTTAGATAGATACAACGGCACAACTTGGGCTATAAAAGAAGCTTTAAGAGCCGTATTTCCTACTGCAGTGGTTAAAGAGTGGTTTAATTATGGTGGAAAGCCTTATTTTTTTAAAGTTAAAGTAAGCACAACTAATGTTAGCTTTGATGAAAGAACGCTTAATACTTTAGAAAGACTAATTTATGATTTTAAAAATGTTAGAAGCGTTTTAGAAGCAATTGAAATAGAGATTAAAAGTAAAAATGATAGTTTTAATGCTAATGCACAAATAAGTGGAGAAACTATAGAAATCTTACCTTTTCAAACCACTTTTTTAGAAAATGAAATTAAAAGTACTAAAAATGTATTTGGAATTTTTATGTGTGAAATAACAAGAACTAATATTGATTTTAAAGGAGTGTATTAATGGCAAAAAGTGAATACTATACCATACTAACAAAAATTGGCATTGCTAAATTTATTGCCGCAAGAGCAAGTGGAAATGGTATCAATTTAAAAAGCTTTAAATTAAGTTCAAAAGTTATTTTGCCCAGTGAAGAAATGCAAAGCTTAGAAGAGATTGTATATGAAGCTAATATTAGTAGTAAAAGCGTGGATGAAAGCAATCCAAACTATGTGAATTTAATGTGCCATGTACCAAGCGATGTGGGCGGGTTTGAAGTTAATGCAGTAGGCGTTTATGATGAAGCAGGAGATTTGCTTGCAGTTGGAAATGTCCCACGCACTTATAAACCTATCTTAAAAGAAGGCAGTGCTAAAGAGCTTATGATAAAAATTGTCATGGAGCTTTCTAATGCAGAGGAAGTTATTTTAAAACTAGATCCTAGTGTGATTATGGCAAGTCGTGATTATGTGGATGCTATTAAAGTGGAACTCAATCTTAAAATTGATGCTTTAACGCAAAAATATGATGCAGAGTTTAAAAAAGTATGGGATGAGTTTGCTAAATATCTTTTAGAAAATAAATTTAATACAGAAATTGCCAAATATATTACTTTAGCTACTAATCAAACCATTACAGGAGCTAAAGACTTTACCAAACTACCTACAAGCTCTATAAAAGCTACAAATGACAATCAATTTGTAAATTTAGCTACCTTAAAAGAAAATCAACTCAATTTAAAAGATCCAGAACTTTTAGCATTGATAGGGTTTAATACCTATCTTGATGGAACTTCTTTACTTAAATCTCATTCTATGTCTAATAATGTGATATACACAAATACAACAGGAGGAAAAACACCTATTGCAATAAAAATTCAACAAATCGATAATGTAGTCAATCAAGCTAGTATTAGTATATACATAAATAATTCTTTAATAAAAAAAATAAATGCTATACAATACACTAATTCAACAGGTAAATATATTCCATTAACACATTATGAAGGTATTTTGAAACCAAATGACACATATAAAATAGAATTGTTTAATATTGTTATGGATAAGCCAAATATTGAGGCAACAATTTTAAATGTCAGATAAGGAGAAAAAATGAAATATTTTATAGACAAAAACGATAATAATCAAATTTATGCTTATGAGGATGAAGTGAGCGATGAGCAAATTAAAACAGGCTTAACACCTATTAGCGAAGAAGAGTTTAATGCTTTAACAAGTCCTCCTAAAAGTGAAGAAGAGCTTTTAAACGAGGCAAAAGAGTTAAAAATCAACGAGATTAATGCAAAAAAAGAAAATATTCTAAATGGTGGATTTTCTTTTAAAGGTAAAATCTATCAAAGTTCTAATGAAGATCAGTTAAGAATTAATGGAGCAGTAACCAATGCTCTTGTTAATCCTAATTTAATTCCTTATATTGATTGGATTGCGCTTGATAATTCAACTACAAGATTTAGCGTAGATGAGTTTAAACTCTTTGCAAGTAGCATGGCTTATTTTGTGCAAGAGACTATTTTTAAAGCAAGTGCTTTAAAAGAAAAAGCTAGAAATGCACAAAGCAAAGAAGAACTTGATTTAATTGTTTGGGAGAGTGAAAAATGACTAAAGCAGAATTAAAAAGAGTATGCGTAAAGCCATACGATAAGGACAGGTTTGAAGTGATACAAGATTATGAGTTTGCTTTGCTTAGTTTTAAAGGCATTGTGCCAAAAGGATTTAAAACTGATGGTGCAAGTATCCCACGCCTTTTTTGGTCTTTGTTTCCACCTTTTAAAAGTGAGTATTTTAGCGCTTGTGTGGTGCATGATTTTTTATGCGAAAAAGCAAATTCAAGAACTGATTATAGGACAGCTGATTTAGCATTAAAAGAAGCTATGACTTTGCTTGGATGTTCAAGACTTAAAATCTTTGTATTTTATCATTCTTGCAATCTTTATCATGCAATAAAATGCTTGATAAAAGGAAAATAAAAAAAGGTGAGCTACCCACGCAGTGGGACGGGGGCTTTAGTAAAAGCGACTTTGGGCGGATTTTATTCGCACAAAGTGAAAGCATAAAAAGGAGTTAAAATGAAAGATTATGGAATTTCTTTTATTCCAGATATTAATCAAGGCTCAAAAGAGCCAAGTGAACCTATAGTTAGTGATAAGCTTAATGCTCAAAAAGTTAATGAGCTTATAGATAAAAAACTAAAGCTTTTTAAAGAAGAGCTTGTTAATAAAGAGGAGCTTAAAAGTCTCATTGAGGAAATTTTACAAGATCAAAATTTCCAAAATACAAACATAAAAATATCAAAAACTCCACCTAACTACAATACACAAGCTAAAGTAGGAGAAATTTGGGCGGTTTTAGAAAGTAAAAAGCAATTATTTATTTGCACTGCTAATGATAATGATTTTACAAGCTGGGTTGATTTACTAGGAGATGGTAGCAATGATATTATCCCTAAAGAAAAAATCATTATCACATTTGATAACACTACCACAGGTGGACAATATGGGGGTTGTATGAGTGATTTAAGACTTGGTTTTGAAAATGGTTTTGCTACTCCAAATAAAGTTCAAGATGAGTATGAAAACGCAAAATTTACTATGACTAAAGATGGTAATGGTCTTAATAGAAGCGATTTTACTATAGATTCTAATCCTATTGCAGGAGAAAACCAAATTTTAGGAACGATTAAGACAAGTGGTATTTATCAAGAAACCTATCACAAAATCGCCCATGTATTTAAAAAATATAATGGTGGTTCTGATGAGTGTTGCTTATGGTCTAGTTCAGGAACGAGAGAGGTAAGCATAGAACTTGAAAATACATCAATGCCTAATAAGCTTTTTGCTAGAGGTAATGGATATTATGGTCAAACAGAAATTACCAATGTAAGAGTAAAAAAATCCATTTTTATAGGTGAGCAAGAAATTCAAAGTGAAGATTTTAATGTTGAAAAGTTAGAAGCTAGTTCTGATACTTATGGAGATTATGTCTTTTTATTTGAAATTTCTAAACAAGATCAAATTGTTATGAAAAAAGAGCTTAATTTAAATCCTAAAAAAACAAAAAATACAAAAAATGTAAAGAAATAAGGAGTGAATAATGGCAGCAAATTATGGAGTTAATTTTAATATTAGCAATGGTGCGGCAAGTCCTATTAAAGTGCAAAGTGATACGCCTATTGGTATTGCTGGGGCTATAAAAGGTGCAAGTAAAGAAATGATTTACACAAAGGCTGGCTATGAAAGCGTGGATAGCTTTCCAATCTTTGCCTTTTCAAATGTAAGTAAAGCAAAAGAATTTGTAAACGATTTAATCAAAGAAAATAACTTACAAGATTTTAGACTTTTAGATACTTTAGAATGTATCAATCTACAAAATGTTTCTAATGTCATAATTATCAGCTTTTTTGAAGAAAGCGAGGAAAGTGAAAACACTTTAACCCATATTGTTAATGCCATAGAAGCTTTTAAAAAAGCAAAGCATAAAACAGGTTTTAGCCCTGATTTAATCATTGCTCCTTATTACTCACATGAAGCAGGAGTAAAGGCTAAGCTTGAAAGTGTGGCAAGTTCTATGAATATCACAGCTATTGTGGATCTTTACGCTACAAATGTTGGCGAAGCTATTAATACAATGGAGGCTTTTAGCTCTAAAAGATTAATTGCCACTTGGCCACAGGTTCAAATCTTAAATACACAAGGAAAATACGCTTATGTTCCACAAAGTCCATTTATTGCAGGGCTTATAGCTCATACTGATGGAGATAAAGAATATGGTTTCAGTGATTCTTACTCAAATAGAGTGATGAATGGGGTTACTGGCACAGAGTATTTTATAGAGTTTATCAATGGCTTTGATTGTGATGCAGAAAGACTAAGAAACGCTCATATTTCAACTTGTATTTTAAGTGAAGGTTATCGCTCTTGGGGTGGGGAGACTAGTCATGAAGATACGATTTGGCAAGATTTAGCTCGTGTAAGAACTTTTGATCGTATAGCCCTAGCAGGACAAAAAGCAGCTTTTAAGGCTATTGATAAAAAAGCAAGTGAATTATATTTTATAAAAATCAGCATTGAAGAATTGCTAAGAGATTTAAAAGGAGCTAAGGTTTTAATTGGCTATGAGGTAAGCTGGGATGAAGAAAGAAACACAGATGCCAATGTGAGTGCTGGTAAGTTTTATCTAAATATAAAAATGATGAATAATCCAATCGTTAAACAAATCACTTTAGAGTTCATCTACTCTGATGAATGGGCGAGTGATTTGATTAAAACTATTAGTGCGGAGTAAAAGGTGGCTTTTGGGGCTTTCTCACAGAGAGTGCAAAGCACAAGCTTAAAGAGAGTGTAAAGCACAAGAGAGGGGTCAAGGGGATGAAATCCCTTGTTGCAAGGTGGAATTTACTTCCACCGCGAAGTTAAAAGAAGGAGAATAACATGTTTAATAAAGTACCTCAAGTAATTGAACAAGCAAATTGTTTTATAGATGGGTATGGTTATGCTGGGGTAGCAAGAGATATTACTTTGCCTATTATAGAACAAGAAGTATTAGAAAGCAAAGGAGCGCTGAGTGCAAATTATGGCACGGGTGTATTTAAAGCAATGGAATGCTCTTTTAAAATTAGCGAGATGGGAGAACAAGCTTTTGAAGCTTTTGGAGTAAATACTTTTTCTAAAACAAAAATCCCACTTGTTTTTAAAGCAAGTATTCATCAAAGCGGATCAGGAAAACAAGTGCCTTTTGTAGTGGAGTTAAATGGAGAATTTACATCTATGACTCCCCCTTCTATTGTAGCAGGTGGCGAATTTACAAGTGAAATAAAAATCAATGTGCATTTTATAAAAATCACAATGGATGGCAAAAGACTATTTTTAGCTGATATAAAAAATCTTATTCTAGAATTTAATGGCATTGATAAAATGGCAAAAGTAAAAGCAAATTTAAGTCTATAAGGAGAAAATTATGTCAAAAATAATCAAATTATCAAATGGAAATGAAGTTAAATTTAATCCCCCAACAGCTGGGATGTTGCGTCGTTCTATGGATATGCAAAAAGGCGAAGGTTCGAGAGCTTTTTATATGATAGGAGAATGTACTAATATGAGTTTAGAAGAGCTTGATAATTTAAGTCTTGAAGACATTACTCTTTTAAGCAATGAATTAAACAATTACCAAACTCCCAGTGGGAGCACTGAATAATGAAGCTATTGCGTTAATAGCTCATTATTTGCATTTTTCTTATAGTGAAATTATGAGTTTAAACATAAAAGATTATCTTGAATTTTTAGATATCAGTTTAAAAATCGCTAAGAGTGTTTAAGCTTAAAAAAACAATAGATAAAGGTTGCAATATAAAGTATTAAAGAAAAAAGCACAAAAAATGAAGTGATATTAACAAAACCTGCTAAATAATCATCGCTTAAAAAAGAAAGCATAAAAGCGACAAAAATACCGAGTGTTAAAAAGGCTTTAAAAACGATTTTAAAGTTTTTTAAAAAGATGATTTTAGCATTAAAAGCATTGTCTATTTTTTTCATAAATAGATTTTACAATAAAAAGGAAAAATATGCAAGATTTAGGACTTAGCTTTGGTATATCTTTAGCCTTTAAAGGCTTTAAAGAATTTGCTAAAAACACTGAAGCTTTAAAAAAGTTTAGTGCTAATTTGGATCAAAGCAATAAAAGTGTAAAAGCCTTAAATAAAAGTATTGATGCATTAGAAAAATCCAAGGCAAAGATTAAAGCAATAGGTGAAGAGTTTAGTGCTTTAAAAGGTGAGCTTATGGCTAAAGGTGCAAGTGCTTTAGCTATCGGTGTGCCTGTAAAAATCAGTGCTAATCTTGAAGATGATATGAATAATATAAACGCCTTTTTAAATACAAATAATGAAAGTTTAAATCTTTTACGAAAAAACTTTTTAAAACTAAGTTCTAATATAGGAATGAATATTAATGAGCTTACTAAATTAGGTGAAGCAGGAGCAAGGCTTGGGATAAAAAGCGAAAGTGAGCTTTTAAAATTTAGCGAACTTGGTGCTAAGTATAGCAAAGTCTTTAAATTAAATAATGAAGAAAGTATTAATTTCATGAGTAAGCTTTCTAATATTTATAAATTAAATACCAAAGATATGCAAAATCTTGGAGATAAGATAATTGGTGTAGCTAAAGCAAGCAATGTAAGTGCTTCAAGTGTTGCTAAGATAATGAATGAAGTAGGAGGCGATGCAAAGCTTATCGGTATGAGTGCAGAGGGTGCGGCAGCTTTAAGTGCTGTTTTTGCAAGTGCGACTAAAGATGAAGGCGAAGCGATTGGAACTTTTAAAGCAATGACTAGCGTTATGAGTAATTTAAATAATGCAAGTGATGATATGAAAACCAAGTTTTTAAGCTTGGGGCTTAGTACAGAACAACTAAGTGCTTATTTTAAACAAGATGCAAGTGGTGCGGTTAAAGTACTTTTAAATCAGATAAAAACCTTACCAAAAGATGAGATGACTGATTTTTTAAATTCAGTTTTTGGGACGGGTGCTGCAGGCATGATGCAAAATTTAGTCGACAATACAGATAAGTATGAACAAGCTTTAAAATCTTTAAAAAATACAAAAATGGGTGCTTTAAATAATGAATTTAAAAAGTTAGGAGACTCCACTAACACAAGCTTTGCAAAACTTAGTGCCAGTATGGCAAATCTTAGTGCAAGCATAGGCGAAGCTTTAGCACCTGCTTTAAGCTTTGTCATGGATAGTATCTCATCTTTGATTAACTTTATTAGAGAGATTATTGATGCTTTTCCAAATTTAAGTAAAGTTATAGGTGCCTTAGTAGTTTCTTTAACTATAGCTAGTGTTGCCCTTAGTGCTTTAAAGGTAGGATTTTTGGTTGCAAAAATTGCAGGAGCGCAATTTGCTTTTACGCTTAATGCTATAAGAACTGCTTTTAATATATTAAAAATCGCTTTTTTAACCAACCCTATAGGGCTTGTTTTAATGTCAATTGCCGCCATTGCAACGCTTGTTATCATGAACTGGGATAAAGTTAAAACCTTTTTCATTGGATTTATAGATAAAATTAGTTCCGTTTTTAGCGGATTTGGCGAGTTTTTTAGCTCTTTATGGGGTGGTTTATTTAATTGGTTTGCTTCTAAGTTTGAATGGTTAAGCAAAGCATTTGCAAAGATTAAAGATATAGCTAAAAGCGTGGCCTCTTTTTTTGGTTTTAGCGATAATGATAAAAAAGTTGATGGAGAAAAATATCAAAATTTACAAAATGATAATTCTAGAACCCATCATGGTATAGTAAGATCAGGTGCTCCAAAGCATGAAGCAAGACAAGCTGAAATTGCCGCTTTATCCAAAAGAAGTGATATTTCTAAAAAAAATGAAATCAATGTAAATATTAATGGAACTTTTAATATAAGTTCAAATAATGGAGTGTTTGATTTAAAAGCTTTCGCAAAAGAAGTTGAAAATAGTGTTTTAAGTGCATTAAATAAAAATGCAGATAAGAAAGTGCAGACAACAATTTGGGGTTAAAATGATATTTTGTTTAGGTGAGTTTGAGTTTGAAGCTTTAAATGTAGATGAGCTTGAAAAAAATTATGAATACGGCATTAGAAGCATTGAACGTATTAATAATCATAATGCTTTAATCAGCGTTGCTAAAGCAAATGAAAGTATTAAAATAAGTGGCAAAACTTTACCGCTTAGTAAAGATAAAAACACTTATTTAGATACTTTAAAGCAAATGGCTTCTCAAAATAAAAGCTATGCAATGTGTAGTGCCAGTGGAGTTTATTTTGGAAAATTTGCGATTTTAAGTATCAGCGAAAAACAAAGTGCTTTTTTAGAAGGCAGTGGCTTTTTAACACAAAGTTTTGAACTTAATTTACAAAGGGACTTTGATGAGTGAGATTTACATTGCAAAAAACAATGAAAGGCTTGATAGTGTGGTTTATAGGCATTATGGAACGCTTTTGTATTTTGATCAAGTTTTATTAGCCAATCCAAAATTAGAGCCTCTTTTAAAAACAGGAGATAAAGTGATTTTACCTAATATTGAAATTCAAGAAAACAAGGAAGAAACTTTATGGTAAATCATCCTAGCTTTAAGATAAAAGCAAATGATAAAGATATTACACAAAAGATAAGTCTTAATCTTATTAATCTAAGCTTTGATGATAAGGCCAAGGATGAAAGTGATGAGATAAGCATCAGTTTAAATGGACTTTATGCAAGAGCTCCTTTTGGCGATAAGTTAGAACTTTGGCTTGGATTTGATGAAAAACTTTTTAAATGTGGTACTTTTAGCATTAATAGTTTTAGTAAAAATTATAGCTCTAAAACAACAGATATTAAAGCTACTGCGATTAATTTTGCTAGCAATATTAAAAACAAAAAATCAAGGACTTGGGAAAATACCAATCTTGCAGATATTGCTTTAAAAATTGCTGGGGAAAATAATTTAAAAGCAAAAACAAATAATGCAAACAAAGCTTATATCAAACATGAACTTCAAAACAATGTAAGCGATATTGAGTTTATTTATACTCTTTGTGCAAAATATGGCTTTTTAGCTTGCATAAAAGAACAAACTCTTATCATCATAGAGCAAAAAGAGGCAGCACAAGAGGGTGTAAAGGGTGGCGGCAAGCAAGAGGGTGGCATCAAATATACTTTAGATATAAGTGAGCTTAGTGATTTAAATATCAGTATTAAAAATCGCAATGATTATACAGGCGTTAAACTAACTTACCAAGATATAGAACAAGGCATTGTTAAAAGCGTTTTAAGTGGCAATGATAAGGGTTGTGTTTATGAGCTAAAGGTTGCTGGAGTAAAGAATGATAGTGAGGCACTAAACTTGGCAAATGCTAAGCTTAATGCTTTAAATAAAGGCTCTTTTGAAGGAAGCTTTAGCATGATAGGGAAAAATATCAAAGCAGGGGCAAATTTAGAAATAAAAGGCATTGATGAAAAGGTTATTTTTAGTATTAAAGATGTAAAACATGACTTTTCTTTGAGTGGCTATACTATAAGCGTGAATTTTGAAGGGTAATAAGGAAGACTAAAGCCTTCCTTTTTCTAAAAACTAGCAAAAGCATTATAGCTTTGTTTTTAAAGCAAAGCTTTTTTAATTTTATTTTGAAAGGAGTTTGTATGAAAAATAATACAGACAAATTTCTAAAAACTAGCACACTTACTAAACCTACAAGAACTACACTAAAAGCTCCATTTGCTTGGGTGGGTGGTAAAAACTATTTAGCTAAAGAAATCATCGCTTTAATGCCTGAGCATAAAAGCTATATTGAAGTCTTTGGTGGAGCTTTAAGTGTTTTTTATCAAAAAAGTGCTTCAAAAATAGAAGTCATTAACGACATTAACGACGAGCTTATTAATTTACATCTTTGTATAAGAAATAAACCCCAAAGCCTAGCAAATGTGCTTAATTCTATGATAATAAGTAGAAAAATCTTTCATATGCTTAAAAATAAAGAAATTAAGCCAAGAAATGACTTAGAAAGGGCTGCTTTTTATTTTTATCTTATCAGTACTTCTTTTGGATCAAGTATGGGACAATTTGCTATGAGTAAACAAAGAGCACCAAAGAGATTATGTAGGGATTTTAGCTTACATACAAAAAGACTTAAAAATGCCAGTATTGAAAATAAAAGCTTTGAATATATTTTAAAAGAATATGATTACAATGAAGCTTTATTTTATTTAGATCCACCTTATGTAGGAACTGAGAATTATTATAAAAACACAGGAGGTTTTGGGCTAAAAGAACATGAACTTTTATGTAATTTGCTTAAAAATATCAAAGGTAAATTTATGCTTTCTTATAATGATTGTGAGCTTATAAGAGAGCTTTATAAAGATTTTAATTTTAAGGAGTTAAAAGTAAGGTATTCTTTAAATAACAATGTTTTAAAAAGAAAAGAAAATAAAGAGCTTTTGATTATGAATTTTTAAAAGTTAAGAGAATATTTTTATATTCTCTTTTATTTTAGTAAAGAGCTTAAAAACTTTAGGGCTTCTTTACTAAAATCTTTATTGCTTTCTTCTAGATACTCTTTATCTAAAATAGCACCGTATTTTAATAAAAGCAAAATCGCTCCAAAATTATTGTGAGTTACTGCATAAAACATAGGCTCTTCGCACATGCATTCTTTAGTAGCACTCATGCCATTTTTAAGATATTCTAAAACAAGTTCGTTGTTATGGTTGCAAATAGCGTTTATAAAAGTCTTGCTAAAACCTTTTTTGATATCTACTAATACTTTACTCATCCTGTCTCCTTTTGTTTTGATAAGACAACATTAGCTTGACAAGGCTTAATGTGTGCTGTTGTTTGGCTTCTTTTTGAAATCAATTTGCATTAACCCAATATTGCACTACATTTAATAAATGATTATAATCATTACTCATGGCTTCTTTTTGAAATTGACTTATTTCTTCTTTGCTTACACCTGCTTTTTTCAAAGCATTGCTTACTCTTGCTAAAATACTAAAAGCATTGCCATCTTCGCCAACTAATTTCACATAAACATTAGGATATTTCAT